GTCATGGGCGGGCGCGTCGGGCAGACGGTCGTTCCGATGCAGCAGGCCGCAGCGGCGCCGCAAGTGAATCTCCGCAATATTAATGCCTTCGACAGCGGCGTGATCCGCGACTACCTGGTATCGGCGCAGGGCGAGGAGGTGCTCTTGAACTTCATCGAGCGCAACGGCACGCGCGTGCGCACGGCGAGCGTCGGCGGATGATCTGGCCGTTCCAGCCGGCCGACACCATGCTCGAGGGGGTCGAGCACACGACCGACGCACTGCGGGCTTTTGCACAGGAACAGCGCATTCAACTCACCGCGTCGCCGCGCCGGCGCTTGAATCACGAATACGTGTTCACCTCGCCGCGCGCCTATGAGCGGGCGCGCCTCATGATGCGCGGCGTGCATCCGGGCGCCTTCGAGGTGCCGGACTGGTCATCCTTCCCGCGCATCGTGACGGCCGCCGCCGGTGCGACCTCGCTCACGTTCGACAACACGTCGCCGGAATTCACCTCGGCGATGGATCTCTGCGTCTGGCAGGACAACGAAACGTATGAGGTGCTGTCGGTGACGAGCTCGAGCGGGGCGGGCCTCACGCTTTCCTCGCCGCTGGCGGCCGACTATCCGGAGGGCCACGTCCTGCGGCTCCTCGAGTGCGACTCGCAGACCGGCCTCGATGCCATGCACCCGGCGGGGCCGCATCGCACCGGCTCCGTGGAGTGGCTCTGCCATACCGACACACTCGCCACCGAAGATACCGGCGATTTCGGCACCTATCGCGGCGACTATCTGCTCGATGACTGTCCGGAGGTGGGCGAGGTCGCCGTGCCGGAGTACGTGCGGCACCTGTTCAACACGGTCGACAACGGGATCGCGCGGCCGTTTCGCGATACCTCGTTCGAGGGTCCGTCCGAGACTTTGGGCCTCGCCTGGCAGCCGCTGACGCGGGCCGACTCGTGGGCACTGCGCCGCAAGCTCCTCGCCCTGCGCGGCCGGCAGAAAGCCTTCTGGGTGCCGACGTTCAACAATGCGCTCGAGCTCAACGCCACCGCGACGTCGGGCTCGAGCACTGTCGTGATCCGCGAGATCGGTCTGCAGACCGGCTTTCCCGATGACCAGTGTGACATCTTTTTCCGGCTCACCTCCGGCACGACGATCGCGCGGCAGGTGACGACGATCACGCCGGGCAGCGGGATCGAAACCCTCACGCTCGCCACGCCGATGCCGTCGACCGTCACGGCCGCGGACATCGCGAGCTTTACCACACTGCACCGCATGCGGCTCGCGCAGGACCGGATCGAGTGGCTGCACCGGCCGGTGATCGGGCCGAAGGTCGTGGTGGCCGCGCAAGAGGCGCCGGTGCCGTCGTGACCTACGCCGCGCACGAGGTGAGTGAGCAACTCGGCGCCCCGGTCGAGCTCTACGAGTTTTATCTCGAGAACGTCACGCTCCGCTACACCTCGGCCGAGGTCGATATCGTCCACGACAGCAATACGTATACGAGCGAATCGATCGAGCGCACCGAGATTGCGCTCTCCGTCGAGCAGCCACGCAACTCGATCACGCTCAAGCTGCCGCGGAACAATCCGGTGGCCGATCTGTTCCGGATCTCGCCACCGGATGAGCCGGTCGGCCTCATCATGCGGCGACTGCACCGGGGCGATTCGGAGGTCGCTGTCGCTTGGGTCGGTCGCGTGCTCAATGTTTCGTGGGCGGATACCTCCACGGCCACGATGGCCTGCGAGCCGGCCTCCATTTCCGTCAATCGCAACGGGCTCGGCCGCTACTACCAGGTCCCGTGTCCGTATGCGCTTTTCAATGCGGCCGACTGCAAGGTCGCCAAGGCATCCTTCACGCACGCGACGACGGTGACGGCGATCTCCGGGCTCACGGTCACGGTGGCCTCGAAGCACTCCACGCATCCGTATCCGGGCGGCTATATCGAATTCGTCACCGGATCACCGTCGATCGCCGAGCGGCGCCTTATCACCGACGTCAGCGGCCTCGTGTTCACGCTGTCGCGGCGGTTTTCCTCGGCGCTCATCGTCACGAGTGCCATCTCGCTGTTGCCGGGCTGCGATCACACGATTGCGACCTGCAACGATGTCTATGCCAACAAACTGAACTACGGCGGATTCGTCGGCATGCCGAAGAAAAATCCCTTCCTCGGAACGCCGGTGTACTGAGCAATGGTCTGGTGGGTAAAGCTGATCATCATGGTAGTGGCGTCGTACATCGGCGCCGCGCTGGCACCGAAGCCGCCGCAGCCGAAACCTGCCGGACTCGACAAGCTCGATGTGCCGCAGGCCGACGAAGGCCGTGCAATCGGCATGGTATGCGGCCACGTCATCATCAAGGCGGCCACGCTCGCCTGGTTCGGCAACCTCACCACCGAAAAGATCAAAGTTCGCACCGGGAACATCTTCGGGCATACCAAGCAGACGGTCGGTTTCCGCTACAAGATGGGGCTGCACTTCGCGCTCTGTCGCACGCTCGATCGGTTGGATGAAATCATCGCGGGCGAGCGGGTGTGCTGGCGCGGGCCGCTGTCAGCGAGCGGCGAAAGCTATATTGGGCAGTGGGAACTGTTCGGCGGCGACAAGCGCGAGGGCGGAATCCAAGGCTATTTCGATTTCCTGCTCGGCGATGCCGCGCAGGATCAGAACGATTACCTCGTCGCGCAACTGGGCGACCTGCTCCCGGCTTACCGTGGCGTGGTATCGGTGGTGTTCGAGGGCGGGCGCGTCAGTGCCAATAGTCCTTATATCAAGCCCTGGTGGTTCCGCGGCGAACGCATCCACACCACGCACGACGGCTCGACGCAATGGTATGACGCGACGGCGGCGATCCCGATTCCGGACGGTTCGATCCCGATTCCGCCGGTTTTTATCATGAACGGATCATTTGACGTCAACGCGCTGACGAATGCCGGCACGACGGCGACCGCCATGAAAGCCGTCGCCGCCTATGACCTGCAGGCGAGCCCATACGGAACACTGCAAATAAATGATGTCGTCTATCTGTACCCGAGCCAGGGTGGCGCCTATCTCGGCTGGTCGCGGTGGGGCGACCCGGACTATAGCGGCGGTGACACTGGTTCAACGTACATCCTTCATGTCGTGAAGGACGATGGGACCACGGCCAGCGAGCTCGGGCCCGCGGGCTCGAATCACGATGGCTATCAGGCGGCGTTCGATGCGGCAGTCGCCGGAATGCCCTACTCCACCACCGGCGCGACCCGTTATCGGTTCGGCGTCGTGGACAATCCGACCGGCGATAACAGCGGCGGTATGTCGTGGTACTTCGAAGTGTGGCGCGACGACACGACCACCTACAACGCCATGAATCCCGCGCACATCATCCGCGAATGCCTGACCGATCCGTACATGCGGATGGCCTATCCCGAGTCGATGATCGACGATGACTCGTTCACCGCCGCCGCCGACACGTTCTACAACGAGGGCATGGGCCTGTGTCTGTTCTGGGCCAACCAGACCACCGTAAAGGAATTCATCCAGACCGTGCTCGATCACTGCGGCGCGGTCTACTACGCCGACCCGTTTACCGGGAAATTCATCCTCAAGGCCATCCGCGGCGATTACGACGTCGACGATCTTCCGGCTTACGACGAGTCGAGCATCATCAGCGTCGAGTCCTTCGAGCGCAGCGGCCCCGGCGAGATCGTCAACGAGGTGAGCGTCCAGTATTTCGACATCGCGACCGGCAAAGACGCCTTGCTCACGGTGCAGGATCTCGCGAGCGTCAACTCGCAGGGATCGATCGTCGCCGAGACGCGCCAGTATCCGGGGCTGTCGCATCCGGCGCTCGCGGCCAGGGTCGCACAGCGTGATCTGACGGCGAGCACGGCGGCGCTCGCGCGAATCCATGTTCGCTTCACGCGTGCCGCGGCGACTATCCGGCCGGGTGATGTGATCAAGCTGTCGTGGGCGAAGCTCGGGATTTCATCGCTCGTTTGCCGGGTGCTGGACGTCAGCTACGGCGGCTTGAATAACGGCGAGATCCGCGCCGAGCTCGCGGAGGACGTGTTCGGCCTGCCGAGCTCGAGCTACCAGGAAGACCAGCCGACCGGGTGGGCGCCGGGCAGCGACGATCCGGCGCCGGTGGCGGATCAGTACGTCATGGAAGGCACTTACTGGGACATCAGTCACGACATGAATCCGGCCGACGTGGCGGCGCTGTCCGATACCTCGGGCTTCCTCTACACGCTCGCCGAGGCCGAAAACGCGGCGCAGTACAGTCACGGGATCTACTCGCGCATTGCGCCGGCGGACTTCACGCTCGCGATCGACGAGCAGCCGTTCGCGCTCAAGACGCAACTGGCCGTTTCCGTCATCCGCAGCGATACCGAGATCGAGGTCGATGACACCGGCAACGGCGAGTTCGGCCTCGCGATTGCCGTGGGCGATCGTCTAATCCTGCCGGGCGGCACGACTGAAGAGCAGATGGAGGTCACGGACCTCACGAACCTCGCCACCGGCATCATCGGCGTCAATCGCGCCATTCTCGACACGACACCGCAGGAAATCGCGAACGGCACCGATGTCTGGCTGCTCGAGTACACCGAGGAGGATTTCGGCCGTGATGGCGTAGAGCGGTTCGATGGCGACACCGTCGACTACAAACTGACCTCGACCTCGAGCACGGGCGAGAGTCCGCCGGAACTGGCGCCGGTGCAGACGCTCACCTATGACTCGCGACTCTTTCGGCCGTATCCGCCGGGGAAAATCCGCATCGAGGGCGAGGCGTTTCCGGCCGGCGACGTGTTGCCCGGATTCACCCTCGACTGGGCGCACCGGGATCGACTGCAGCAGACCTCGGCCTTTGTCGCGCAGGACGACGACAGCATCGGGCCGGAGGCCGGCACGACGTACAACGTC